GAGTGCTTTACTAGTAGTGGAAAACGCCAATATTGGATGGAGTGTAATTGAACAATTAATAGATAGAGGTTATAGAAACTTATATTACTCTTCTAAAGCTGATACTACAATGGGTGCTAATGAGAATCAATTAGCTAGAATGGAAAATGGTCAAGGTATGATACCAGGTTTTACTACATCAATGAAGACAAGACCACTTTGTGTCTCAAAATTAGTTTCGTATATTCAAGAGAAATCAGTTACAATACAATCTAAAAGATTATTAGATGAATTAAGAACTTTTGTTTGGAAAAATGGTAAAGCGCAATCTCAAAGTGGATACAATGATGACTTAGTAATGGCATTTAGTATTGGTTTATTTTTACGTGATACTGCTTTACGTTTTAGACAACAAGGTTTAGATTTAACTAGAGCTACTTTAGGAAGTTTTCATGTTTCATCACAACAAGCTCCTGGAGTATTTTCACACAATAACTCAGCAGATAACCCATACAAAATGGATGATGGGGCAGGAGGGACTGAAGACTTCAGTTGGCTTCTTGGTTAAAATCCAAATATTTATAATATATAATAGAATTTTATGGTAGATACTTCATTTTTTGGTAGATTACAACGATTATTTTCAACAGACGTTATAATAAGAAACGTTGGAGGTAATCAATTAAAAGTAATGGATACAGATCGTATCCAACAACTTGGTACTATCCAAACAAACTCACTTTATGACAGATATAATAAAGTATACACTACAACAGGTGGATTAAACTTTAATTATAATAATGATTTATCTTATCCTACAACTCGTATTCAATTATACACTGATTATGAATTAATGGATAGTGATTCTATTATTGCTTCTACACTAGATATACTATCTGATGAAACTTGTTTAAGAAATGATTTAGGAGAAGTATTACAAATACGTTCTTCTGATGAAACTATACAAAAAATACTTTATAACTTATTTTATGATGTATTAAACATTGAGTTTAATCTTTGGTCATGGACTCGTAACATGTGTAAGTATGGTGACTTTTACCTCAAATTAGAAATTTCAGAAAAATTTGGTGTTTACAATGTAATACCATTTTCTTCTTACTCTATTATTAGGTTAGAAGGTAAAAATCCTGAAAAACCTCAAGAAGTAAAATTTAAATACGATCCAACTTTTACATCTCAACAATCACCATTAGGCCCTCAAGTTATTTCTAACTATAATAGAAATACTAATGAGGGTATAATTTTTGATAATTATGAAATGGCTCACTTCAGATTATTATCTGATTTTAATTATTTACCTTATGGTAGATCCTATATTGAACCTGCTCGTAAAATCTTTAAACAATTAACATTGATGGAAGATGCGATGTTAATACATCGTATTGTAAGAGCACCTGAAAAACGTACATTCTTTATTAATGTTGGTAATATTCCACCTAATGAAGTAGAAAACTTCATGCAGCGTACTATCAACAAAATGAAGAAAACTCCATATGTTGATCATCAAACAGGTGAATATAATTTAAAGTATAATATGCAAAACATTCTTGAGGATTTTTATATTCCTGTAAGAGGTGGTGATGCAACTACTAGAATTGAAACTACAAAAGGATTAGAATATACTGCTATTGAAGATGTTCAATATTTAAGAGATAAATTATTCGCCGCTCTTAAAGTACCTAAAGCTTATTTCGGATTTGAAAAAGACTTAACAGGTAAAGCAACATTAGCTGCTGAAGATATTAGATTTGCTAGAACAGTAGAAAGAATCCAAAAAATATTAATATCTGAATTAACTAAAATTGCATTAGTTCATTTATATTCACAAGGATATGATGGTGAATCATTAACTAATTTTGAATTATCATTAACTGTTCCTTCAATTATATATGAACAAGAAAAAATAGCTTTATTAAAAGAAAAATCATCATTAGCTACTGAATTATTACAAAATAAAATTGTACCTAGTGATTGGGTTTATGACCATATTTTCCATTTTAGTGAAGATCAATTTGATGAATACCGAGATTTAATGCTTGAAGACGCTAAACGTAAGTTTAGAATAGATCAAATTGAAACTGAAGGTAATGACCCCTATAGAACCGGAGAAGCCTATGGTACACCACATGCATTAGCATCTCTTTATGGATCTAGCAGATACCCAGGTACTGAAGGAGTACCAAAAGGGTATAATGAAGATGGTGATACATATCCTGATCAAGTATTAGGTCGACCTAAAGAAAAAGCATCTAGTTATAATACTCAAGATAGTGCATTAGGTAAAGATAGATTAGGTAGAGATGGAATGAAAAAAGATGATTCTGAATCTAAAGGATTTAGAACAGCCTACAAAGGTGGTTCTCCATTAGCTTTAGAAAACGCAGCAACACAAGCTATATATCATCAAATTTCAGGTAATCTAAAAAATATGTTCCCTCAACGTAAAGTAAGTTTATTTGAAGAAAGTAATTTATTAAATGAAGATAACCTTTTAAAAGAAGATAAACAAAATTAATATTTATAATTAGTAGTTAACTATATATTGAATAAATGGCTAATATAAAGCATAACAAATATAAAAATACCGGAATACTATTCGAATTGCTAGTAAGAAAAATTACAGCGGATACTATGTCCAGTCAAGACTCTAAAGCTGTTTCTTTAATTAAAAAGTATTTTGTTAATACTGAACTATCTAAAGAAAATAAACTTTACCAATCTATATCTAAATCACAGAATATTAGTGAAGCCCAAGCAGAGTCAATCCTTTCAACTATTTTAGAAGTAAATAAAACTCTAAATAGAAATCAATTAGCTAAAGAAAAGTATAATTTGATTAAAGAAATTAAAAATAATTTTGATATTGATGACTTTTTTAAAGCTAAGATTAATAATTATAAACTATTATCTTCAACTTATACTTTATTAGAAGCACATATATCTCCTACTAAAAATTTAGATGATATTCTTAGTTCTAAAATGAATATTTTAGAACATATAGCCCAAATTAATGCTATAATCCCTCCACCTCCTCCATCAGTGAGTGAATTTGAAACTTTAGATAAAGGAACTCGTGCGTTAGTTTATAAAATAATGTTAGAAAAATTTAATGAAAGATTTAATACATTATCTGATGATCAGAAAGATGTATTGAAAGAATACATTAATAATATTTCTAATACTACTAATTTAAAAAAATATGTGGATACTAAATTCACATCATTAAAAGAATCTCTTTTAAAATTCTTACCTAAAATAGAAGATGCTACTATTAAAATTAAAGTAAATGAGACAATAAATCTTATTAATCCTATTTTAGAATCTAAAACATTAAAAGACGATAATATAGTTGCTTTACTACAATATCAAGAATTGCATAGTGAATTAACAAAAATTCATAATGGATAAAGATAAACTAAAAGAATTAGTACTAAAACATCTAGCTGAACTTCTAGATGAAGACTCAGCTTCTAGCAGCGCTGGAGGATATTTAACTAAAGCTTTTGCTAGAAAACCAACTAATCAAGATAAAAATGCTCCTACAGGATTTGAATCAATGCCTAAATCTGGTGAGGTGTATAAAAAAATGGGATTTAGAATTATCAAACCTAGTGAAAGAATTGATGCTAAGGATTTATGGAAGGGGCAACATCTTGAAGAAAGAATAGGATATGCCACTCCTAAAGCCTTTAGAAAATCTAAAAAACAACATGAAACCTCTAAATCAGGACATGAAGATTTACCTAACCCTGATAAATACTTTGAACTAGTGAAATTTAAAATAGTTGAACCCCAAAAAGAAAAAAGTAAAGAGCCAATTAATGAAGTTCGTTATTCTCAATTTAAGGCTCAATCTAAAACTAGAACTCCTCAAGAACAATTACATATGGGAGTTAAAAAAATTCAACATACTTTAGATGAAGTCAATAAGTTAGTTGAATTTGCTACTAGAATGAAAACAGAATTAAAAGGTGATGCTGATCAAATGAATTATTTAAAGCGTACACATAATGCTTTATTTAAAATAAATGAAAAAATACAAGATATTAATAATAAAATTAAAGGTTTAACTGAATAATGGCAGCAGCAAAATCAAAGGTCAGTTCTACTCCAACTAAAGTAGATAGACCAAAAGTTTCTAGACCAGGTGTTCATGCAAAATGTAAAACATCTAAATTAAAAAGTTCTAAAAACTACAAAAAATTATATAGAGGACAAGGATAAAATATTTATACTCATGACAATACAAGATTTATATACTCAATACTTAGATGGTAAGGTAACTAAACAAAAATTTCTTTATGAAGCTCGTAGAGATCAAAATCTTACTATGATATCTCCTAACAACTCATTTGATGATGTTGTTAAGATATTAAAAAACAAATCAATAATTTCTGAAAAAGCTCATAAAGAGGCTAAACAAGCAGAAGGTAAGCAAGATGTAGAAATTATAGCTAAAACTATTGATATGGTTAACCCATATGAGTATGCTAATGGTATGGATTATGAATTGGGAATCATAGATATACCTGCGCCTGATGGAGATTTAGATGAAGGTAATGTACTTAGAGCACAGAAAAAAGTACTAGCTAATCTTACTAAAAATCCTTCATACTATACTGAAAAATTATATGGTAGAGTTAAATTTGATGGTGATAAAACTGTTGAAATTAATAAAAAATCAATTGACGCTATTGGTAAAGGTAAGAAAAATATAATTAGAGAAGGAATAGTAGATACAAAAACTCTTAAAAACGTAAAGCTTAAAAACGGTAAGGTTTATAAAAATGTTAGATTTCATATGTCAAATGATCCTAACTCCTTTGTAACTTCTGATGGAGGTTATATGATAAATCAAGAGATAGCAAACGTAGTTGATGCTAATCAAGAACTTAAAGAAAATTATACTCCATTTACTATAAATGAAGAGCAAGAAGCCATACTTCAAAGATATGCTGAAGCTACAGGTATACCATTAGACAATTTAAAAAATATGGTTGCTGAAGCTAGAGCAAAAAAAGCTAAAAAAGATTATGATGGAGATGGTAAAATAGAATCATCTGAAGAAGAATATAAAGGCTCTCGTGATAAAGCTATAAAAGGTGTAAAAGAACATGGGCAATACTATGATAGAGTATCTAAAGTTATTGGTGATTCATCTCCTATAAATGAAGAGTGTGGTGATTGTAAAAGAGGTGATGACTTAGATTTAGGTCATCAAGATAATGAACCACGTATGATTAAAGGTGAGTTATATCAAATAGCTAAACAAGCTACTGAATTATATAAAATGATTGATGCTGTAGATAATATGGGAGAAGTTGATTTTCCTCATTGGTGGCAAGCAAAAATTGTTTTAGCTAAAAATTATTTACAAGGATCTAAAGACTATTTAGAAAGTGCTTTAGCAGTAGGTAATGAAGAAGGAGAAATGGAAGAAGCTATTGCTTTAAAAGATAAAGCAGGTAATACACAATATGCTAAAGATTCAACTGAAGCATCAAACATAGAAAGAGCAGCTAAAACTAAAGGTGTAATCTTAACTAAAATGAACGTATAATGAGTAAATCATTATTAATAGAATACGCCTTATTTACACCTAAATCTGCAGTATTAACTGAGGGTAAAGGTGATAGAAACTTAATGGTTGAAGGTGTTATTCAAAGAGCTGATGCCAAAAATCAAAATGGTCGAGTTTACCCTAAAACTATTCTAGAACGTGAAGTTGAAAAATACATTGATGGCCCTGTAGCTGAAAATAGAGCATTAGGTGAATTAGATCACCCTGAATCAATGGTAATCAACTTAAAAAATGTATCTCATAATATTAAAAAATTATGGTGGAATGGAGATGATTTAATGGGTAAAGTAGAAGTATTACCAACACCTTCAGGTAACATCTTAAAAGAATTATTCTTAAATAAAATTACAGTAGGAATTTCTTCTCGTGGTATGGGTTCAGTTCAACCATTAGGAGAAGGTACAGTTGAAGTACAAGACGATTTCGAACTATTAGCCTGGGACTTTGTAAGTACCCCATCTACACAAGGTGCCTTTATGAGACCTGTTGGTTTATCTGAAAGTTATAATCCTAATACTATTGAGGTTTCTAAGTATGCTAAAATAAATACTTTAATATCTGATATAATTTGCAGTCAATCAGGTGTATGTTGTATTAGATAAAAATACTCTCCCAATTTTACAAGTCTATTGTAAAAGACTAACGCACTCCTTAAAAAGAGTGCGTTTTTTATCTCCCTGTACATATTTATGAATGTCTTATGATAGATTATCCTAATATAATCTCCCTCGCAATAAAAAATTCTATATTACTTCTCAATAAGTAATCACAAACAATCACAAATTATTATGGCAAACGAAAACACTAAAATCTTTAGTGAAGCAATCGCTGAAGCAAAAGCTATTAGAGAAACCGCTATGGCTAACGCAAAACTTGCTCTTGAAGAAGCTTTCACTCCTCGTATTCAAGAAATGATGAATAATAGATTAGCATCATTATCTGAAGAAGAAGAAATGGACGAAGAATTTAAAAAATCAAATGGTGCTTCACCCGATGATCAAATGGATGAAATTTCATTAGAAGAATTATTAGCTGAACTTGAAGGTCTTGAAGAAAGCAGCTATTCAGAAAAAGATGGATATGTTGATCCTGGAGTAAATGACCCTTACATGGAAGAAAACGAAATTTTTGAAGTTGAAGATGACGACACAGTAGCTGAAATTACAGTTGATGATTTAAAAGATATCATCAGAGATGTAGTAGCAGATCTATTAGGTGGTCCAGAAGAAGAAGAAATAGCAGATGAAGAAGAAATGGCAGGTGAAGAAGAAGAAGCTGAAAACAGTGAAATGGAAGATGAATTAAGTTTAGAAGAAATTTTAGCTGAACTTGATTTAGATGAAACTTACGCATATGACGATGTCCCTGAAGATAATCCAGATGATATTGAAGATGATAAAGAACTTGAAGAAGCTATGTCAACTATCGCTCAACTACGTTCTGAATTAAATGAAGTTAATCTTCTAAATGCAAAATTACTTTACGTTAACAAGTTGTTCAAATCTAAAAACTTAACAGAAGCTCAAAAAGTAAAAGTTATTAATGCTTTTGATAGAGCTGAAACTGTAAAAGAAACTAAGAACATTTTTGAAACGTTACAAGAATCATTAACAGCTACTCAAGCTAAAAAGAATCCAATTAAAGAATCTCTTTCATTTGCTTCTAAACCAGCGGGTGTTGCTGATAGAAAACCAATCGTTGAAAACAACGATTTTGTAGCAAGAATGCAAAAACTTGCTGGAATTATTTAAAAAATTAAAAACAACAAAAAATTAAAAAATTAAAAACATGTCAAATTTAGTAAATTCACTATTAGAGACTGCTAACCCATATACATCTATTCAAAAAGATGCAGCTAGACTAGCTGGAAAATGGGGTAAGTCAGGTCTTTTAGAAGGTATTTCTAATGAAACTGATAAGTCTAACATGGCTATCATCTTAGAAAACCAAGCAAAACAATTAGTAGTAGAGTCTTCAAACACAGGTACTGGAGCATCTTTTACTGCAGGAACAGGTGAGCAATATGCTGCTGTAGCGTTACCATTAGTACGTAAAGTATTTGGTCAATTAGCCGCTAAAGAATTCGTTTCTGTTCAACCAATGAGCTTACCAGCTGGTTTGGTATTCTTCTTAGATTTCCAATATGGAACTAACATAGAACCATTTTCAACTGCAGCAGGTACTAACTCAATGTACGGTAACAACTCAGCTAACTTCGGTAACGAAAGAGCAGGTGGTTTATATGGTGCTGGTAGATTTGGATACTCATCTAACCAATTTTCAGGTTCACACGTTTCTGGTACCCTTTTACAAGCTGCCGCGACAAAAGCAACTTTAACAGCTACTACAGCTTCATGGGCTGATATTTATTTTGATGCTGATTTATCTGCTTCTCAAGCTGCTGGTTTAATTAAAGCTTTAACTTTACCAACTTCAAGTATTACAAGTTGTGATGTAAACGCTATCCGTGCTTTTGCGGTAAGTGGTTCAGGATCATTTACTACAGCTAAACAATTACCACAATTTACTCAATTAAACTTAGTACCAGGTAACATTACTTACTTCTTTACAGCTTCAACTGCTGAGGTAGTAGCTGCGCTTTCTGGTTTAACTACTGTATTCTATAGTAAACAAACTGCTG